GATTGTAGCACAACTTTCTGAAGATAAGTCAGGATGGGTTATTCCTACTAACTTAGACTTGAGAGATTTTGATTTTAGCTGGAAACCATCTCCGCTAGACGATCAACCATACATCTATCAGTTCGGTACTCAATGGCAAAAGACCGGCGGACCTAGCTATACAGTTGAAGGTGCGACTGAAGTAAAATACATAGAAAACCCAAAAGCACTGAGACGTCCATCACGTGTGAATTGGGATATTCCTGAAGGAATCGATGTTGACGATTTTGACTTCTCATGGCATCCCGATGAAACTGAACCTGTCGCATACATCTATCAGTTCGGCACTCAGTGGGCGCTGACCGGCGGCCCAAGATATGTCGTACCCGGAGCCAAAGAAGTCAAGTATGTAGAAGGCTTGAATGCTAAAGTGTTACCTAAGAAAGATAATTGGGAAATACCTAAAGATATCGATGAAGAAGCATTTGATTGGTCTTGGCATCCTTATGCTGAAGACGATCCGTTCATCTATCAGTTTGGTACACAATGGCAAAAGACAGGTGGTCCTCGTTATGTAGTGCCAGGTGCTAAACAGATCAAGTATATCGATACACGTATCTTAAAAGCAACTAAGCTACCGCGTACTACTGATCCGGCATGGAATGTTCTGAACGGTGCTGATATACAATCGTTTGATTTTTCATGGCACCCTGACGAAACAGAAGAACCATATATCTATGTGTTTGGTAACCAACACCATAGTGCTGAAGAATTTCCCACAATCGAATATAGAATGCCGGGTGCTACTGAAGTTAAGTATGTGGGAGACACCGTTGCTACTCTAGCACAAAGCAGAGATAACTGGAAATATTCTCCTACGTGTGATATCAATAGATTTGATTTTTCGTGGAGACCTTCTCCTCTTGCACCTCCTTATATCTATCAGTTTGGTACTATCGCTGATCAAGAAGACGGCCCGCAGTATATTGTGCCTGGTGCTACAGAGATCGCATATAGAAAACGCATCGAAAGACAAGACGATGACATTCATGTACCCCAATATTATATCGAAACTACGCTTCAAGATTTAGTACGAGCGCATCCTAATGAAGTATTCTGGGCTAAACGTAAAAATATCAACTACGAAGATTTTGATTTCAATTGGAGACCAAATATCGATGAAGCCAGATATGTTCAGGTATTTGGTAGCCCCGATTCAGAAGCAACACAAACATATTTCGTTAGTGCAAAGACGTATCTGAACGGTCACAGATCACTGAAATTTGTGAAAGACAGCAGTTATGGTGCCCTAGATGCGCTTGATGAAAAAACACTTGCTAAGTTATTCGTCAAGCCTGATATGTTCTATGTAGACAGAGGTAACAAAGAATCACAAGCAAGATTCGATGCTATCAAACAACGTTATCCTAACATTCAAAAGACACGATACTTGAATTCATGGGTAGACACTATCAGTCGTTGTATCAATCGTTCTACTACTGATCTATTATGGGTGTTAAACTCAGAATTAGACTACAGTGAGTTTGATTTTGAATACTATCCTAACCCGTGGCAGTTAAAGATGGTTACTATCTTTGGTACACAGTGGTCACACTGGGGTACTACGTATCTTGTCAACCGAGAAACGTTTGGAGAAGATACTAAGTACATCAAGATCATCGAACACTTAAGCAATCTAAACTTTGTCAAGCACATCAGAGCAAAAGCCACTGAGTGTGTATATGATATTGTTGTAGTAGATCATGGTAACAAAGAAACAGAAGCAGTTGTCAAGCAATTAGAAACGAAAGCGCCAAGACAAAACGTTTCTGTTATTAAACATTCTGGTGATTATGTACAAGATATGAAACAGATTGTTGACTCATTGCCTAAGAAAAAAGAACATTATATCTGGATCGTATCATCTATCTGTGATTATAGTGATTTTGATTTCTCGTATATCTGTGATCCGTTCGCACGTGATCAATTACATGTGTTCCCAAGCAACAAACAAAAGTTTGGTGATACGTTCTTTATGGATGTGAACAAGACACGTGAACTACTAGCAGACATGAATACGCTAGAAGATTATGAGAAAGTAAACTACAATCAAACTCTACGTGCAACACGTTTACGTCCGCCCGTGATCGTTGTAGAAGACGATACTCATGTAGAAGCAGTCAAAAAGATCGAAGACTTCCCATATGCTGTCTTAGTATCTGAGACAGATAAAGATATCACTGTAGTTGATGAAGAACCAATGGCACTCTGGACTCCAGAGTCTAAGAATATCATTGTTACTTCTACAGGTGGTACACGTATCATCGTACCTAAAGAAGCAAAAGAAATCAAGAGAGAACTCTACGAGTATCCTCATATCAAAACTGCTAACAGATTAGCATTGTCTAACCCAATGGACATCGTGTTTTTATCAAACGGAGAGACAGGCGCAGAAGAAAATTGGGAGCATCTGCAACGTGTAACTAAGGGACTGCCCAATCGTGTTGTTAGAGTTGATGGAGTCAATGGACGTGTTCAAGCATATCATGCGGCTGCTGAAGCATCTAACACACCTTGGGCATTCACTGTGTTTGCAAAACTAAAAGTGTCTCCTAAGTTTGATTGGAACTGGCAACCTGATCGTATGCAACAACCTAAACACTATATCTTCCAAGCAAAGAATCCTGTTAACGGGTTGATCTATGGTCACCAAGCAATGATCGCATATAACAAGAAACTTACCCTTGAGAATTACGGTTATGGACTAGACTTTACACTTGATGATGAACATGCTAGTATAGAGTTGTTATCAGGTACAGCAATGTACAACACTGATGCATTCTCTACTTGGCGTACTGCGTTCAGAGAAGTAATCAAGTTGCTATGTGACGATTCACCTATCAGTAAAGAAAGATTAGAAGTGTGGTTGAACAAAGCAGATCCTGATCAGCCTTTCTTCCAAGATTCAATCAAGGGTGCATTAGATGCCGAAGAATACTTCCAAGAAGTAGACGGAGACTTTGAGAAACTACGTTTAAGTTATGAATGGGAATGGCTCAAGCAACGTTACGAAGAGGTATCTTATTAATAATGCACAGATTACCTGAAAGTCCCTTAACATTTGAAAATGGACTCACTATAGAATATACTCCTCAAGATGATGGGGGAGGATCTATACAATACACTGATTTTCTTAATTATATAAAATCAACAGGTAAAACATACAAGCATTGCTTTGAGTGGTGCGCTGGTCACGGCGCAATAGGTTATAGTTTGTTGGACGCCGGCATATGCGAATCAGTAACTTTTATGGACATTTATGAACCGGCATTAGTAAACATTTTACGCAATGCCGCTGTTAACAATGTTGCAGATAAAGTAACTGTCTATCATTTAGACTCTGTAGGAAAGTTACCTAAGGATTTAAAATTTGATTTAGTTGTGGGTAATCCACCGCATAGTTTTGCTAAGGTTGATTTTGAGGGAGAATGGTATAGAAAAATAGTAGATGAAGATTGGAAAATACATAGAGAATTTTTTATGAATATTAATGATTATCTGGAACTAAACAGTGACATAATCCTTTCTGAAACATGCTCAACGCACTATCCAAATGATTTATCTATAATTGCAGAAAGTTGTGGCTTAAAATTTGTTGGTATAAACGATGCTCCTTCTTTAATGAGTGATCAAGGTGTGTCACACGGCTCACTGCATTGTTACAAAAATTAATTTGCCCAAAATCTTTGCTATTATCCTGTCAGTATATTAAACTAAATAATAGTATATAAAAGGAGTAATGTTATGAAGAAAATGTTATTAGCAATTATGGCAACTGCGTTTTTGTCTACTCCAGCACTTGCTGACCATTCAAGAGCTACCGTTACAGTATATCCAACTGGTAATTATGGATATGAGAACGGCGTACTTGTAAAGTATAACCCTAGATTTCGCCCTGCTCCAGTAGTAGTGCATATCAACAACAATAATCCGTATCATCATTATAACAACAGATATATCGATACTAGAATTCAGTATCAATATCCCAATCATCACAATCGTCATCACCGTAAAGACAGCGATGCTGAGAAAGTGATTAAGGGTGTGATCGCAGGCGCACTGATCTACGACATTATCAAAGACTAATGAATGAAAGATGTTTATGTAGTTACATTTCACGCCGGTACAGGTGGAACGTTTCTAAGCACACTTTTATACAGTTGGTTATCTGATACTGACTTATCAAGTAAACCCTTTAGAGAGGATGTGTATGCATCCTCTCACCATTTAGAAGATATAGTAGAAAGCAATCATTCTCAGATAATGGTACCGGGCGTCAATTATCGTGGTAAGCCATGTATGATTCATAGTTCACAGACTCAAGCATTATTATTTGTAGACCCCATAGATAAAAATAAGCCCTTCGTTATAAGACAACACTTTCCTATTGATTTAGATATCATCAATGATAAGTATCCTGATTATTTAAACTTTAACATATATTTTACTCCAGACGATATAGAAGTTGTATGTGCTAATATGTTTCTAAAGAATATTGTTAATACATATGATCCTGATCTTAAGCAAAACAATTGGTCTTATATTTCTATAGGACATTCAGACCCTAGAAACTTGACGATAAAGGAAAGAGAGTTTTATATCAAGCGATTAGCTAGACATCTCCATAATACTCAAGAAACTGGTCATCACGCTAACTTTATTAAGCCTTGTACATTAAACCAGACAATAAACATATCGTTCGCTCAACTTATGACACAGCCTGAAAAAGTTTTGAATATTTTAGAAAAAGGTCTTGACATTCCGCCCCCGGATCATGTACACTTACTGTATCAGAATTACTTGAATGCTAACTTATTGATGCTAAACAAGTTTTGTCCCTGGATAGACTATTTTACCCAAAATACTTGAAAAATAGCCTAAAAAGCATCATATTATGTACATGGGGATAAATACTTCTCTCTAAGTGACTGATTCTACAGTCCCTTGTAAAAAGGGTAAAGTTTTTTCTCTAAAAGGCTTGACATCGGTGAAGAATCGTGTATAATAGTATACAGTTAAACGAAAAAGGAAAGCAAATTCGATGATCTATCATCATACTTCTACATCACAGACAATACCAACAGGGTATAATCGCCCCATGGCGTCTGGCTGCGTGTGGAGTTTTGATGCCAAAGAGATTAAGAATGCTTCCTGTAGGAGCATTATGTAAGAGCAGAAACCTTACATAGACTTACAGGAAGCGGCTCAAAAAGCCGCTTTTTTATTGCCTGTTAAACAGGACAGATACCCGGATCTGAGAGCGCGGGGAACAGTGGAGGGAACAAGCCTCTTGTGGCGGATACCGATACTGTTCTTTAGAAAGATCATTCGCTGAGTGGTTTTTCTAAAGCACATTCAATCCCCTGCGGGTTGAGTGTGTTTACAAATTTCCGGGTGCATAGCTCAGTAGGTAGAGCAAGTGGCTTTTAACCATTTGGTCGGGGGTTCGAATCCCTCTGCACCCACCAATTATTGGCATGTAGCTCAGAGGTAGAGCCGGTGACTGTTAATCACCTGGTCGTAGGTTCGATCCCTACCATGCCAGCCAAACAATGCTCCCTTCGTCTAGTGGTTAGGACACAAGGTTTTCATCCTTGTAACAGGAGTTCGATCCTCCTAGGGAGTACCAATTTGCCTCGGTGACGGAATTGGCATACGTACTGGTCTTAGAAACCAGGTTTTGGGAGTTCAAGTCTCCCCCGAGGCACCAATTAGGAAGTGTGGATGAGAGGCTTAAATCAGCGGTTTGCTAAACCGTCGCACGTAGAAATATGTGCCGCAGGTTCGAATCCTGCCACTTCCGCCAAACAGTTTTTTGGTCTGTTAGTTCATCGGTTAGAATAATGGCCTGTCACGCCATAGAGACGAGTTCGATTCTCGTACAGACCGCCAATCATGCCCACATAGCTCAGTTGGATAGAGTATCTGGCTACGAACCAGAAGGTCGGGAGTTCGACTCTCTCTGTGGGCACCAATTTGCGGGGTTCGTAAAATGGTATTACCCTAGCCTTCCAAGCTAGAGTCACGGGTTCGATTCCCGTACCCCGCTCCAAGTTTTTGGGCCTATAGCTCAGTTGGGAGAGCGCCTCGCTTGCACCGAGGAGGTCGCAGGTTCGACTCCTGTTAGGTCCACCAAATATCTCGGATTAGCGCAGTCTGGTAGCGCATCTGCTTTGGGAGCAGAGGGTCGGGGGTTCGAATCCCTCATCCGAGACCAATTATGGGTCAGTGGTGTTAATGGTAGCACGGGAGTCTCCAAAACTTTTAGTCAGGGTTCGAATCCTTGCTGGCCTGCCAAATACTTAGAGGAGAACGTCATGTTCAAAGAAGTGCAGTTAGTAAATGCTCTTAAAGGAAATGTAAACTGCCTATCTGAACTTGCTGGGCGCCATTTCTGCAAAGTAGAAAATCTCGGTGATTACGAACTACGTTTTTACTTAACTGAAAACAACTATGTTCGTATGCACCACGAACAAGATTGCTGTGAAAGTGTATACATCGAAGATATATGCGGTGATCTTGAAGATTTAGTAAACGCAAGAATTGTGTATTTTGAGGAAGTTTCTTCTGAAGATGCTCAACCTCTTAGCGATTGGGAAGACTCGTATACTTGGACTTTTTATAGAATTCAAACGCTGAAAGGTTCTGTAGATATACGTTGGTACGGAACAAGCAACGGCTACTACTCAGAGAGTGTAGACATCGATTTTGTTGTGGAGTAAATCATGAAACATAATTTTGTTGCAAAAAATGCACACAAGTACAACACTGCAAAGGTGTTCGTCAATCGCAAAGCGAAAGCCAAGAACGGTTATCGCAAGCACAAACATAGCCTACCTGACGAGTCCTATCGGGGACGAAACGTCACGCAATGTGACGTTGTAGGAGCGGTGAAGTTGGAGAGTCACACCAGACTGTAAATCTGACGCCTTATGGCTTAGTGGGTTCGAATCCCATCTCCTGCACCAAAACACATTTATGCCCCCTTAGCTCAGTGGATTTAGAGCATAACGCTACGGACGTTAGGGTCGGGAGTTCGAATCTCTCAGGGGGTGCCAAACATTTATCGCGGAGTGGACTGGAGTTGGTTCCAGCTTGGTCTCATAAGCCAAATGACGGGGGTTCGAATCCCTCCTCCGCTACCAAACATAAGTAATATAATGATGATCAAAAATTTTTTATCTAATGACTGTGTTTCTGACTTATTAGACAAGTTGTCTACAGAGACATGGTCTGATAAAGACGCATATATACCTCTTAAGATCACTAGAAAGATCGACATGTATCCTTTACTGAAAAAGGAATTGTTGGATCAAGTGGGTGTAGATATATTTAAAGAGGATAATATATATTTTTCAAAGTACCTTCCCGGAGCAAGTTGCAACATGCATCCTGATCCTTGTAAATATACAGTAGTAGTGTTATTACAAGATTGTTTGGATGGCGGCGACTTTATGTTAAAAAATCGAGTAGTAAATTTATCACCCGGTGATGCTATTTTGTTCAGAGGTAACACAAGTCATTCTGTTACTAAAGTTGTATCTGGAACTAGAATAGCACTAGCACTGTGGTTAAATTCGGTATCAGAACAATATCAGATTTAATGGTGGCTGTAGCTCAGAGGCAGAGCTCCTGGTTGTGGTCCGGGCGGTCGAGATTTCGAAATTCTCCAGTCACCCCAAATATAGTCCGTTAGCTCAGTTGGGAGAGCGTCTGCTTTACACGCAGAATGTCGGCGGTTCGAACCCGTCACGGACTACCAAATTGCGGGATTAGCTCAGTTGGTAGAGCGATACCTTGCCAAGGTATAGGTCGTCGGTTCGAACCCGATATCCCGCTCCAGAACGTTCCGTCTAATCAACGGATAGTGTGACCCGCACGATGAGAAGGTGTGTGATAGCACAGGGTGGTTCCAGTCATACCGAACTGGCGCTGGCAATGCGACAATCCTCTTTGGTCGAGAAGCGGGTGGAAGGCATGCGTGATGGCAGCAATGCTTGATGTGCTATAATTACCGCCGCAGAGAGGAAGCACCAATCGTGTGTGAGTGGCGGAATGGCTACGCAACAGATTGCAAATCTGGTACATGCAGGTTCGAGTCCTGTCTCACACTCCAAAGTTTTTGGTAATGTAGCTCAGTTGGTAGAGCAGTGGTCTCATACGCCATTTGTCGGTAGTTCGATTCTACCCATTACCACCAAGTTTAAGGAAGAGTGGCAGAGTGGTTTAATGCACCGGTCTTGAAAACCGACGAGGGTGAAAATCCTCCGTGAGTTCGAATCTCACCTCTTCCGCCAATTAATTGGGGTATCGCCAAGCGGTAAGGCATCGGGTTTTGATCCCGACATTCGGTGGTTCGAATCCATCTACCCCAGCCAATTATAGGCCTGTAGCTCAGTTGGTTAGAGCGCACCCCTGATAAGGGTGAGGTCGGCAGTTCGAATCTGCCCTGGCCTACCAATTATCTCCGTGCCGCGGAGGCCAAAAAGTTTCG